GCCAGGTGCGCAGCTCGGCCTCGCCGTAGGCGCGCTTGGGATCGAGCTTGGGTCCGGCGACGACGACTTCGGCGCCGTCGGGCGGCGTGTCGTCGGCGAGATGCTTGGCGAAGCGGTTGAGCCGGCCGAGCAGCAGCGTGAGCTGGTCCTCGCTGGGCACGACACGGAAGGTCTGCCACTCCTGCAAGCCGTAGAGGCAGGAGAAGTCGATCCAGGGCAGGCCGGTGAGCAGGCAGTAGTGGGCGCCCTGCCAGAAGTTGCGCTCGACCACGGCCTCGGCCGGGTTCCACTCGCTGATCGCGCCGGTGTGCTTGCTCTCGAACACGCCCCACTTGTCGGCCTCGGTGACCAGCCCGTCGAGATGGCCGACCATCCACTTGAAGCTCTTGCTTCTGAGCTTGATGCCCAGGTGGTCCTCGGCCACCACGTCGTAGTCGACATTGACCCCGCCGGTGGGGCGCGGATCGTAGACCGTGCGCCCGGTCTTGTACTTGTAGTAGAGGCGGTTCACCTTCTCGGTCGCCAGCCCGATCATCGCGGGCAGGAACATGCGCAAGTCTCTAGGCTCCTTGCGCCCGGTGTGCTCGCGCCACACGTCAAGGCCCTCGCCGGCCATGATACGGCGCGCGTCGCTGCCGCTGATCTCCAGGTTATCCACCATTGTCGGACGTGCCTTTCTCGCGGTTTGTGATGGCGTATTCCTCGACCATCAGCGGGAAGTTCTGCCGCAGGGCGCGCAACGCCCCGTGGCGGCCTTTGGGGTTCATGCAGCCTATGATCTTGGCCACGGCCGAGAGCAGGACGTTGGCGATCGCGTTAGGCCCGATATCAGCCTCGAAGCAGATCGTGACGGCGGTCTCGATGACACGGATCGCCTGGCGCAGCTCGGCCTGCTCGCGCGGCGACAGATGCTCGAGAGGCTCGGGCGGGGGAATGTCGCTGTTCATCGGGCGGGGCCTCCAGGGCTCGGAAGGGTACTGCAAGCGTGCAGGACAGTCACGCCTGGCGGTTCGTCGCCGTGACGTAGGCCTTGAGGCGCAGATAGTCGCTTTCCTCGACCAGCTCGGGCGCGGTGCCGGCGGCGCGCGCCGCCTCGTAGTCGGCGAACTCCATCGAGGACGGGAAGCGCGTGCCGTGCGGTGTCTTGTGCCACACCGCGATGCGCGGCACTCGCACCTTGGGCTGGATACCCGGCGGCGGCCCGGCAAGGCTCTTTGTGCCGGCCGCCTTGGCCTGCAGCCAGCTGCGCTCGCCCTCGAGCCAGCGCTGCCAGACGTGCATCCAGCGCGCGCTGCGGCTGGCGACGTAGTGCTGGCGGAACTTCGCCGCCTCCTTGGCGATGTCGAGATCGGGATAGAGCGCCTGGGCACCCTGGCGGGTGTCGGCGTCGGGGAAGCTCTCCGGCAGGGGCTCGACCTGGGCCGGATGGTCGCAGGTGCTGCGGCCCGGGGCTACGCCCGCGCCGCAGACGGGGCATAGCCAGCCGTGCTGCATGCTGTCCTCTAGGTTGGCTTGAGGGTGAACACCGGAGGTTTCGGGCGGGGCCTCCGACGGCGCCGCCGGTCGATCACGAACTCGTGGACCTTGAGCTTGTAGATCGCCTCGAACAGCTTCTTCTTGAGCCGGTACTCGGGGAGCTTGCGCGTCAGCTTGCTCTTGACGTCCTCGACCACCACAGCGCCATCCATCCTCACGTACTGGAAGTCGGGGATGAAGTCGCAGATGTGGACGCCGGCGACGACGATCTCGTAGCGCTTGTGGATCTCGATATCGCGGATCTCCTTGAGCCGCTCGCGGATCTTGAGCTCGCACCAGTGGCGGTGCTCGGTCTGGCTGTCGAAGATCTCGTTCTGGTCGATGACCTTGCGGCGCTGGCCGGCCCGGGTCTTCCGGCTCAGCGGCCCGATCACCAGGGCAGATTCAGCTGTTTCGGGCATGATCGCCTGCGGCGTGGCGGGGGAACGACGGCAAGCCTGGCGCCGATTGCCTCGGCCCAGCATACGGCCAGGAACAGGGATGGGCGCTTGTCGTCGCACTCCCAGCGTGAGGCGAGGCTGTCGGTGACGCCGATGCGCAAGGACAGCTCCCGCACCGAGATCCGGTGGCCGGTGCGCCACCGGCGCAGCTCGTCGACCAGGTCATAGTAGGGGCTACCTGTCCTTGGCATGGGCATGGGCAGGGCTCCGCTGGCGGCGGCGCACCGCCAGCTCCTGGATCGCGACGATGACGCGCCGGGCGCTGCTCTCGCCCATCAGCGTCGTGCGGGTGGTCCAGCGATAGTACTGCGAATCGGAGATGCCCGCGTGGAGGACTGCGGTCTTGAGATTGACCCCGGTGCGGTCGGCCAGCACCAGGACCTGGTCGAGGTAGGTCTGCATCCGGCCGGATCATGCTGCACGGATGCGAGCCGGGTCAATCAAAGTCTGGCGTAGACCGGGACCCAGCCCTTGGGCCGGTGCTTCCAGATGCGCTCGACCAGCTGCTCCTTGCTGATCTCGCCCTCGACCTTGAGCTTGAGCGCCTTGGCCTCGGCGTCGAGCATGACGCGCGGCAGGCGCTTGAGCATCGCCTTGGGCCACTCGATCACCGACAGGTCCATGGTCTTGGCGAGATGCTTGCGCAGCGCCGGCTGGTCGCTCCAGTGGATATAGAAAGCGACCTGGGCCGCCAGGCTCTCGTCCTTGACGACCTTCTCCAGCAGCGTCCGGGCCAGCGCCTTCACGTCCGGGTTCTTCTCGTCGCGCAGGTCGCGGTGGTTGAAGTGGACGATCAGCCCAAGATTGTCGGCGAGCTCTTGCGGCCGCTTGGCCATATGGACGATCAAGGCGAGGCGGTGGAACTGCTCGAGGTCCTGGCCGAAGGCGGCACTGATCTCGCCGGCACTGACCTTTTCGCCCTTGGCGAGCTTCTCTTTGGTCGCCTTCTTGGCCTTGGCCTTCTCGGCCTGGCGCTCGCTCTGCAGCGACACCGAGCGCCGCATGTGGATCTCGCCGGTGTGCTCGACCCAGCACACCAGGCCGACGCCCTTGGTCTCGTCGTCGGCGGCGGCGCGGTACTGCTGGTAGTAGCCCTCGTCCGGGCGGAACACGGCGAAGGCGTAGGCGTGCTCGTTCTGGACGCGCACCATCTCCTCGCCCAGCCAGCGCTGCTGCGCCTCCATCGCCGCCTTGGTGTCGACGTAGTAGGCGCCCATCGGCTTGCCGAACTCGTCCTCGTCGAACAGGTCCTCGGTGACCGCCAGATCCTCGAGGAAGCGGGCGTGCTTGACGTAGAAGCGCGGCGCCTCGCGCTCGAGCTGGCGCGCCGCGCGCTCGACGTCCATGTCCATGTCCTTGGCGAGCTTGAGCGCCTTGGCGACCTCCTTGCCGCTGGCGAGCCGGGCCAATGCCACGGCGTCGGCGTATTCGATCTTGCCGGCGCGATAGAGCTCGCGCGCCCGGGCCGGCAGCGCCGCCAGGATCAGGCGCTGCTTGACGAAGCGCTCGCTGACGTTGAACGCCGCTGCGACCGCCGGCAGGTTCTTGCCCTCGCCGGCGAGCTTGGCAAAGGCCTCGCACTCGTCGAGCGGGTGCATGTCGAGGCGCACGGCGTTCTCGGCCAGGCTGATCTCGAGCAGCTTGTCGTCGTCGAGATCGGCCGGCAGCACGCTGCAGGGGATCGGCATCGCCGGATCCTGGTGGACGTGGGTCAGCGCGACCAGGCGGCGGTTGCCGGCGACGACCTCATAGGTGCCGTCGCCGTTGGGCCGCACGATCAGCGGCTCGAGCAGCCCGTGGGCCGCGATCGAGGCGATCAGGTCGTCGACCTTGACCGCGCCGCGGCGCGCATGCCCGGGCCACGAGCCCAGCTTGTTCAGTGCGATGTGCTCAACCTGCATCGGTGTCCTCCTTGGGAGTGTCTCGTTGCGATATTCGAGAGTGCGGGCGGGACCTTCACGGAGCCGCCGCCGCCGCCGCCGAAAGCGTTGCGCGCTCGCGCGCCTTCTCCACGAGATAGCCAGTGCGCTTCTCGGCCTGGGAGGCGGCCCACACCAGGATGGCGGGATCGGCCTTGAGCACCGCGCAGTAGGATTGGAGATAGCCGACGTGTTGAAGCTCCTGGCTCGGTGGCAGGCCGAACGCTGCCATGGCCATGGCGCTGGTGAACTCGGCGCAGAGCTCCTCGCGAGCGTAGGCGGCGAGCTGCTCGCTGCGGGTGTCGCCGCGGGCCTCGCGGCCTACCCGCGTAGGATTGCCGGCAGCGTGGCCGGCCTCGTGTAGCAACGTAGCAAGGTAGGCATCCTCGCTGACGAAAGCCTTGAACGGCGGCATGCCGATCTGGTCGAGCCGCGCATTGTAGTGCGGCATGTCGTGGCTCACGACGCCGCCGGCGAGCTTCATCTCCTCGATGGCGGCGACGATCTCGGCCGGCACGCACTCGGGCGTCCACGGCCCGGTCGCGACCGCGGCCGCCTCCT